GTCAAGCTGTTGACAACAACGGTAAGAAAATCCGTTTGCAACCTCTGAAGCTAGTTGTTGCTCCTGGAAACGTGTTCCAAGCCGAAGTGTTGCTCAAGTCTGTACTGCGTACTGGTACCGCCAACAACGACATCAACCCAATCAAATCGATTGGCTTGTTGCCTGAAGGTGCTTCAGTAATTAGCCGTTTGACTTCTGCTACCAACTGGTGGGTTCAGACCGATGCTCCTGAAGGCATGAAATTGCTCATGCGTCGTGCGCTCGAGAAGACCATGGAAGGCGATTTCGAAACCGACTCTATGCGTTACAAGGCAACTGAGCGTTATCAAGTGGGCTTCACTGACCCACGTGCGATGTTCGGAACACCTGGAGTTTAATGTTGTAAAGGGTCAGGCTAAAATCTGACCCTTCTTTAATTTAATTATGTCTAGGCTTTTCAAGGAGAAAGACAATGCCTCAATTTTCAGATGATCTATTTTTAGGTCCAGCAATCACTTACATGGGCACTGGTAATGCCAACGCATCCGCGTCATTTACTGGTTCTATCGCAACAACCACTCTCACTGTTACCGCAATGCTTTCTGGCGACTCTTTAGTCGTTGGTCAATATATTGACGGATCTGGTGTAACTAATGGTACTTATATCACTGCTTTTGGCACTGGTACTGGTGGCACTGGAACTTACACTGTAAATACTTCTCAAACCGCTAGCAGCACGACGATGATTGCTAACGGAAACGCTTTCCTAGGTGACCCTTCACCGATGAGCCTTGGTGTTGGTCCTTTAGGTCGTATTTATGTTTGGGACACTGTTCCTCAAGCGTTAGTAGCGAATAACATTGCTGCTAGCCAAACTCCTGTAGCTGCTGGTGCTGTTACTTTGACTGCTGGAACTTCTGTTAAGTCTGTAGTGACTAACAACGGAACTGTTCTACAGTTAGACGTACCGCGCGCAGTCAGCGTGACAACTGCAACTGCCGCTGCCGCAACTTTGGCAAGCGTTGCTGTAACTGGTACTGGTGGTCAGATTTCCTATACCTCACAAGCAGGTTTGGCAACTGGTCAACGCGTAGTTGTGTCAGGCACATTGAGTGGTACTGCAACCATCACTGGTTATACTAACCCAACAACCTATATCTTGACTGCCGTAACAGCAACTACCGCAACCCTGACTACTACAGCAGGCGCAGCAGTTGTAACCACCGCAGGTACTACGACTGGTTTGACTTTCACTTTGGGTGTGGCTCCAGTTGCTTTTACTGTTTCTGGTTATGACTACTACGGTCAAGCGATGAGCGAAGCAATCACTTCTAGTGCTTCAGTAAGCACTGCTGTGAATGGTAAGAAGGCTTTTTACCAAATTAGTTCAATCGCTGTTGCTGGTGCAACTGGAACTGCAATCACTATCGGAACCACTGACATACTTGGTATTCCTGTTCGTGTGACTGACGCAGGTTATATCGCTCGCGTGGGATATAATGGTGTATTAGCTGAAGACGCGGGCACGTTTGTAGTTGCTGCAACTGCTACCGCGACTACTACCACTGGTGACGTCCGCGGGACTTATGTTCCTTCTGGCGCAACTGACGGTATCAAGCGTCTCGTCATGGGTATTTTATTACCTGCAATCGCAGTTGGACCAAACGCTATTCGTGTTGGTGCACTCGGTGTAACCCAAGCCTAATAGGAGAGCGAAATGGGACAATACAAACCAATGCATAAAATGAAAACAACCGAGCCATCTGTTGAGTTAAAACTCAAAAAAGGTGGTAAGGTTAAGATGCAGATGGGTGGGGCATTACCCGCTGGAGCTGCTGCACCTGCTGCTATGCCTGCACGTCGTCGTATGGCACGTCCAGCGATGGAAACTATGGCACGTCCAGCGATGGGAGCTATGGCTAGACCCATGATGCGCAAAAATGGTGGTGAAATGGAAACCCCATCTATGCATAAAGCTGAAATGAAAAAGATGGGCAAAGTTGAAAAGGAGCTCAAGCAGCATGAGAGCAAACCTGCTTCTAAAGCTCATCGCGGTCTAAAAAATGGTGGTGCACCAAAAGCTGGTCCAGATACTATGGGCGGTTTAGCTGGTGGATTGGAAGCAACTCGCGTCAATCCTAAGAAAACTACTGGCGGTGTTCGCAATAGCAACGCTGGTGGTTACAAAAATGGCGGTGCAGCTAAGTTTTTGAACAATATGTCTACTGCGAAACAGACCAAGTCTTTGAATACGAAAAGCGGTAGAGTTAAGAATGGTCCTCCTGCTGGATATAAAAATGGCGGTGCAGCAAAATTCATTTCAAACATGAGCAGCGGTGATCATCCTAAACAGGCTCCAAAGAAAACTGGTCAGATTAAACAGCAACCAGCTGGTTACAAAGATGGTGGTCATGCAGCTATGTCTTGTAAGGCTGAAGGTGGCTTTACAAAAATGAAGAAAATGGCTAATTGCTAAATTGGTTGGGGGCTTCGGCTCCCACCTTTTTCAAGGATAAATTATGAGTAATAATATTGTCGCTTCGGTAACACGAGCTGGAACATATGAGCCATTTGAGCTTCAAGTTGCTCGTGGTCAAATTATGGGTCACAAAACACTGTTTAAGTTTGGTGTTAACGGCGATGTAGGCACATCTATTGAAACAGTTTGGGCGCAAGGTGGAACATATGCATATCCTGCCTCTGCGACTGTTATGAAAATTTCTAGTTCCAGCGCGGATGACGCATCACCCAGTGGTACTGGCGCACAAACAATTTCAATTGCTGGTCTTGATGCCAGCTACAATGAAATTAGCGAAACAGTAATTCTTAACGGTCAGACCGCAGTCAACACTGTTAATAGTTACTTACGCATTTCTCGTATGTTTGTTGTTACCGCTGGTTCTGGCGCAACTGCCGTAGGCGTTATCTACGCTGGTACAGGAACTGTTACCTCTGGTGTACCAGCAACTGTATACGGAATGATTGCTATTGGTGCAAACCAAACGCAAATGGCGTTCTGGACAGTACCAGCTGGCTACACTCTGTATTTAATGGGCACTTTCTACTCATCCGGAAACTCAACCGCAAACGCATTTACAAACTTTCAGTTAATTCAACGCCCACTGGGTGGTGTGTTTAGACAGCAAAGTTCTACGCGTACCGCTGGTAGCGGTGATTTTGTGCTTGACCTACATACACCTCTTGTTTTTGCCGAAAAAACAGATATTGAAGTAAGGGCGATTGCCTCAGCAGGAGCTTCTAATGTGTCTGCTGAGTTTGAAGGCATTTATATTGAAAATAACAACAATGTAACTGGATCAGGCACTTAATATGCCACTAATCAAGTCAAAATCTGATAAGGCATTCAGCAAAAATATTTCTACGGAAATGAAAGCTGGAAAGCCTCAAAAGCAAGCCGTGGCAATCGCTTACGCGACCAAGCGCGCAGCTATGAAAGATGGCGGTGGATTGTACGCTAATATTCACGCAAAACGTGAAAGAATTAAAGCAGGCTCTGGTGAGCGTATGCGGAAGCCAGGAGCTGAAGGTGCTCCAAGCAAACAAGATTTTATTAATTCAGCAAAAACCGCGAAGAAAAAAGATGGCGGTTTGTCGCTAACAGTAGGGCGGGGTGAAAAACTGCCAACAAGCCAAGGCGCAGGATTAACCGCCAAAGGCAGGGCAAAAGCAAACCGAGAGACAGGTAGCAATTTGAAAGCACCTGCTCCTAACCCTAAATCTGAAAAAGAAAAAGGTCGTAAAAAATCATTCTGTGCTAGAATGTCGGGAGTAGTAAAAAACGCAAAAGGCGACGCACCGAGAGCTAAGGCTTCGTTACGTCGTTGGAATTGCAAAGATGGTGGTACGGTAAAGAAAAACTACTAAAGGGTGGTAAATGAGCACGAGTGGCACAGTCGGGCAAACAGTCATCACTGTTCAAAATTTGATAGATAGCGGTGCTCGTCGCGCAGGAAAACTTGCCGAAGAACTTACCGTAGAACAAATACAAGCGTCTAAACAGAGCTTGTATTATCTACTTTCAAACCTCGCTAACCGTGGCATTCAATATTGGTGTATTAATAAAATTATTGTTGGGCTGATTCCGGATCAGACATATTACTATTTGCCTGTAGGCACTGTTGACGTGTTGAACGCGAACTACAGAACATTGACCAATATTTCTACGGGCGCTAATAGCACTTCTGGCGTTACCCTTAATGCGTTTGACGGAGTAGGTGACAATGTTTGCCAACTCACGAACAATACAGGGAATATCGGAATCGCAACAGGTTCAGGTAATCCAGTTTTTATCACAACGATAGGTATCTTACCTGCGGTCTCAGGCTCAGTAACTATTCAGATTCAATATTCCACCGACAACGCTACTTGGGTTACGCTTGAAAGTCCAGGAGCTACTACTTGGGCTGCGAATGAATGGATCTATTACGACTTAGAAGCGTCAGAAACCCAGCCATATTGGAGAATACTTCAAACTGCTGGTGTGAATATGGGCTTCCGTCAGGTTGTGTTCGGAACTTCACCTTTGTCAATCAACATGGCACGTATGAATCGTGATGACTATTCAAGTCTTCCGAATCGTAGTTTTCAAGCTCTTCGTCCGCTACAGTATTGGTTCAATAGAACGATCCCGCAACCTTCTATGCAACTTTGGCCAGTGCCAAACAGCATCCAGCCGCAACTTGAACTCTGGTTACACCGTCAAATTGAAGACGTGGGCGCGTTGAACGGAGAGATTGAGATCCCTCAGCGCTGGTACTTAGCTGTTCAAAATATGCTCGCGCATCAAATGGCGATGGAATTACCAAGCGTTGAACCTGCGCGAATCGCATATTGCGAACTCCAAGCTGAAAAATACTGGAGTCAAGCTGAACAAGAAGAACGTGACAAGTCACCTATTTATTTTGCACCTAACATAAGTTACTATACAAGATGAGCGTCTGGCTAGACACAATGGGTGAAACAGTTCTGAGCATCGCGATATGCGACCGATGCAAAATGAAACGCGCCTATTCTGAAATTAGACCAGACGGAAATATTCCTGGAATACGTGTTTGCGGACAAGGCTGTTCAGATCAATTTGATCCATATCGTTTACCCGCACGTCAATCTGAAAAAATTTCAATTCGTTTTCCGCGCCCAGACGCAGATGTTTCTGAGCAGCAAGATGCAATTACTACAGATCCAAATATCGTGAATAACCCTAGCCCATTTGATCTAACTGGAACTCCTGGCGAGTTTGGTATCGCGCCTGAGACTTCTGAAGACGACCTCGATGGTAACTTAGATAATTTGAGTCCTTAATATGTCAAATGTTCGCATAAGCCAACTCCCAGCCGCACCCTCAGCTATAACAGGTGCTGAACTTGTTCCGATCGTTCAGAACGGTCAAACTGTTCAAACGACGATCACTAACATCGTAAGTAGCCCTAGTCAAAGTCAAACATTTTTAACTGCAGGTGCTCAACCATCATTACCTAACTCCCGCTTTATAGGTGGCGGCTTAGGTATTGGTTCTTCAGACGGCGGTGCACAAGGGTTATATAGCCTATTTTTGAATGGTACCTCTGCAAGCCTTGAGAACGCGACTACAGGGCTAATCGTTAAGTCGGGCGTGAATACGGTAGTGAATCGTTCTATTACGGCTGGAACGGCTGGTTTAAGCGTTTCTAACGGATCCGGAGTGAGCGGTGACCCTACGTTGTCTTTAACTGGGTTAGCTCTTTCGGCAGCTACTCTGACAGGTAACGGTATCGTTAGTCTTGTCGGCGGGTCATATTTTCAAAATGTAACCCTCACAGGGGCTGCTAATCAAATCAACATTTTGAATCCGAATGGTGGTAGCAACCCGATATTCAGTATCGCTGATAACCCTACATTTCCAGGAAACTCTGCTGCGCTTTTACCCAGAGGTATTACTTCTGACAGAGTTTCTGTCCCAACGACAGGTATGCTTAGGTACAATACCCAGACCGAAGTGTTTGAAGGTTACACGAATACAGGTTGGAACTCATTCTCCGTAACAGGCGGGGTAACGAGTTTTAGTGCTGGCAGCACAGGGTTTACACCGTCTACTTCAACTACAGGTGCGGTGACACTCGCTGGTATCTTGAATGTTACAAACGGCGGTACTGGCGCGACTACTTTGACAGGATACGTCAAAGGCAACGGAACTTCAACAATGACCGCTAGTGCTACTGTTCCGACTACGGATCTGAGCGGTACTATTTTGAATGCGCAACTGGCAAACAGCGCAATCACTATTAATGGTAATACTGTAAGTTTGGGTGGCTCAACTACCGTTACAGCCACAGCCACAAACGCCTTAACCATAGGCACAGGCTTGACTGGGACGAGTTATAACGGCTCGTCCCCAGTTACCATCGCTATTGATAACACAGTTGCAACGCTTACTGGTTCGCAGACATTAACAAATAAAACAATCAGTGGAGCAAACAATACACTGAGCAATATTGGCAATGGCTCGCTGACAAACAGCTCCGTCACGCTCGGCACGACAACTGTTTCGTTAGGCGCCACGGCTTCGACCTTGGCAGGGTTAACCTCAGTTACCGTTACACAAGACCCCTCGGCTGCATTAGATTTAGCAACTAAACAATATGTAGACGCAGTAGCTGAAGGGCTACATATTCATGCTTCTTGTGCTGCAGCAACACCTGCGACGCTAGCTTCGATTACTGGCGGTACTGTAACATATAACAACGGCACTGCTGGCGTTGGTGCTACGCTGACGTTGTCCAATCCGCTGACGGTTCTTGACGGTTATACTCTGTTAAACACCAACCGTATATTAGTGAAAAATGAGGCTACGCAAGCCAACAATGGTATTTATACGTGGGCAACAGGCGGTACGGTTCTAACGCGTGCTACTGATTTTGATACGGGTGTTGAGATTGCCAGTGGCGACTTTACGTTTGTTACGAACGGAACTTTATACGCTAGCACAGGTTGGGTTCAAATCAATCCAGTTACAACCGTAGGCACTGACCCTATAGTTTGGACTCAGTTTACAGGTGCAGGAACGTATACAGCAGGTACAGGGTTAACCCTTGCTGGCACACAATTCAGTATTACTAATACTGCTGTAGCGGCAGGACCATATGGTTCTGCTACTGAAGTCGGTACATTCACGGTTAATGCGCAAGGTCAATTGACAGCAGCAGCAAATACAACAGTTACTCCAGCGGTCGGTTCAATTACAGGTCTTGGAACTGGTGTAGCTACTGCTCTAGCGGTAAATACTGGTTCTGCTGGCGCTTTTGTAGTCAATGGTGGAGCTCTTGGAACCCCATCATCAGGAACTTTGACAAGTTGCACTGGGCTACCTTTGACAACAGGTGTAACTGGAATATTGCCCATCGCTAATGGCGGCACAGGCACAATTTATGGTGTCGCGGGTGGTGTTTTTTGAATATTTACAGCTTATAATTTCGCAAAAGGATTTTAAAAATGGCACAGACAGGCTACACACCAATCAAACTTTATGCTAGCTCTACGGCAGCAGCAGTTCCATTGGCTGCAAATCTTGATAACACTAATGGTGCTGAGTTAGCGATCAACATTGCTGATGGTAAGTTATATTATAAAAATAGCTCTAATGCTGTAACTTTACTTGCCTCTACCTCTGGAGCATCTGGTGATGTAGTTGGTCCAGCAAGTGCCACAGACAACGCTATTGCCCGCTTTGACTTAACGACTGGCAAACTAATTCAAAACTCCGTAGTCACGATTGCCGACTCAACGGGCAATATGGCTGGCGTAGGAACGATTAGCTCTGGTGCAATTACCTCATCCTCATTGACCTCTGGGCGTGTTCTGTACGCTGGAACATCAGGCTTAATCCAAGACGATGCCGACTTTACCTTTAACGGCACTACATTAACTTTAGCTAACGATGCTTCTATATCAGGTCTTACTGTTGGTAAGGGAACAAGTGCTTTAGCTACAAACACAGCTTTAGGTGCTAGTGCATTAGTTGGAACAAATAGCGGTTTTGGTAATAATGCTGCTGTAGGTTTTAATGCAATGGCAGCCAATACTTCAGGTGCTAGTAATGCAGGTTTTGGTGCTTACTCACTTTTAGTTAATACCACAGGAAATAATAATTCTGCATTTGGTTACAATTCTTTATTGGCAAATACTACAGGTTCGCAAAATACTGGATTAGGGCAAGATGCGCTTAGGTCAAACACTACTGGCTCACAAAATACCGCAGTAGGAACGGAATCATTACGCTCAAACACTACTGCATCTAGTAACACAGCCGTAGGTTGGCAATCTGCTTATACAACCACTACTGGTGCTTCAAATACTGCTCTTGGTGTATATTCTCTTTATGCCAATACTACTGGCTCATTTAATACCGCCATTGGAAATGGTACGGGCGGTGTTGTAGTTGGTGCTTTGGGCAACAATACTACTGGTAATAACAATACAGCATTAGGATATACTGCGTTATTAAATAACACCACCGCATCTAACAACACAGCAGTTGGTTATCAATCTTTATATGCTAATACAACAGGTACAAGATTAAGTGCTTTAGGTTATCAAGCTGGTTCACAAGGAAGTTTTGGAATTTTTGTAGGTTCTTTTGCAGGAACAGCTAATACAGGAGATTATAATAATTTTATTGGCGATAGTTCAGGCAGGGCAAACACATCGGGAACAGAAAATAGTTCTTTAGGTCAAAACTCTTTTAGATTAAACACAACAGGGTCATACAATACTGCTTTAGGAAACCAAGCCCTTTATTCAAACACCACCGCATCTTACAACACCGCAGTCGGTTATCAAGCTGGGTATAGTAATACGACTGGTGCTGGTAATTATTCTTTTGGGTCACAAGCATTAAGGCAAAATACCACAGGTAATGATAATTGTGCTTTTGGTGGTGTAAATGCCGCATTAACTGTTAATGCTGCTTTATATGCAAATACAACAGGTATACGAAATGTTGCTGTCGGAGTAGGCGCACTTGCAGCTAACACTACAGCAGATAACAATGTTGCAGTCGGTCATAGAGCAGGTCAAAGCAATACAACGGGTTCAGAAAATATTTATGTTGGTGGAAACGCAGGCACAGGCAATGTGACTGGTAAAGCAAATACTATCATGGGTTACGATGCTGGAGTTTCTTTAACTGCTGGCAATAACACTTTGCTTGGTTTTGGTGCTGGTAACGCACTTACAACAGGAACGCTAAACACATTTGTTGGTGTTGGTGTTAGCGGTATTGCATACGGAGCTGGTGCGGCTGTTACCACTGGTTCTAAAAACACAATTTTAGGTCGTTACACAGGCAATCAAGGCGGTCTAGACATCACCACAGCAAGTAACTATATTGTGTTGAGTGATGGGGATGGGAATCCTAGAGCTTATTGGACTGACAATGGGGTAATGGTTCAATCTAGTGCTTACACCGATAACTTTATTGCTACTTTAAGAAATTCAACAGCAACTAGACCTTACGGAGTTTATGTTAATTTTTCAGCCGCAACACCAAATAATACTACTGAGCGTTTTCTTCAATGTTCAGACAATACAAACGAAAAATGCACAATCTTTTCAAGCGGAACTGTAACCAATAGAACTGGAACATACAACTCTTTTTCAGACATTAAATTAAAACAAGATGTTGTTGATGCTGGTTCGCAATGGGCTGATATTAAAGCAGTTCGTGTTCGCAAGTTTCGCTTAAAAGATGATGTTGCGGCAGACGCAAATGCCAAACCTTTAATTGGTGTTATTGCCCAAGAACTAGAACAAACATCCGCTGGTTTGATTGATGATTGTTATGACAAAGAAGGCGAAGTAACTAAAGCAGTTAAATACTCTATTCTTTACATGAAAGCAATTAAAGCACTTCAAGAAGCAATGGAACGCATTGAAACCCTAGAAGCAAAAGTAAACTCACTTGAATCTAAATAAAAGGAAACTAAAATGACTGACACTATTAACCCAGCAGTAGAACAACCAACCGCAGAGCAAATTGCCAAGCACTACTCGGCGGCTATGGACAGCGTAAACCTAATCAATGGCGATAAGCCAGAAGGTATGGAAGATGCTGAGTGGGCAGATACGATTGCTCGTAACAAAGAGCATTTAAACATCATGCTCGCTAAACCTTACTGGACGACCGAGGATTTGACTCCATTACAAGCCGCAGCAGCGTAAGTTTAGGGCAAGCCAGCAGCCCACCTTGTTGGCACATTAAAGGAGAATGACATGGGACAAGACAAAAAGACCCCAATCACAATCAATGACGTAGAGTACCAGTACGAAGACTTGACACCAGAACAACAGGCACTGTTTAACCACTGCATCGACCTCGATCGCAAAATTAGCAGCGCACAGTTTAATCTGGACCAGTTGAACGTAGGCAAGAATGCCTTCATCAAACTGCTAGAAGAGTCTTTGTCGAAACCGAAAGAAGATAATGGCGGCGACAAGAGTAACGACGCAACAAGTTAAAGCTGATATCGACGCGCACATAGACATATGTGCCGTCCGATATGAAAGTATTGAAAAAGAAATGCGCGGTGTAAACGCGCGTTTAAAACGTCTTGAAACTATCTTAATTGGTAGCGCGGGTGCGATCATTCTTCTTCTAATTGGGCTAGTAGCCAAATAGGTGCGAAAATTGATATATGTCCGATCCGTTGGGGTTGTCAGAAGGAGTAAAAGGACTTAGTTCTGGACTAGATACCGCTCGTGAAGCGGGCAAGTCTGTTTCTAAGCAGATTGAGAACATACAAAAAGATGCCGTAGATGTAGCCCAGCAGCAAGCGCAAGAGCGCATACGGGCAAGGCGGGAAGCAGAATTTAGGAAGGAACGAGCGTTAGTCAAAGCATTAGAAGAATGGAAACGCAAGAAACAAATATCAGACGAAGAAGCAGATTTAAAGATTAAGTTTGTCAAGCAGTACGGTGCCAAAGAGTGGGATGCGTTACTCAAGATTAAGCTGGATATTGAGAACATGGAACGCAAGAATAACGAAGAGTTCCAGCACGATTTGAAAGCAGTAAGGCAGGTGCAGTTTTATTGTTTTATGGCGGCACTGATGGTGACGTTGTGGCTTAAGTTTATTTTGGGAGCGTTTTAAATGAATATGCAAGATTTACTAAAGGCGGTTATTCCAATCTTAGTTGCCTGTATAGCGTGGCTACTCGGTCAAGTTGGTTCGTTCCAAGAGCGTTTAACTAAGATTGAAGGCAAAATGCCAGCCCTAATTACTAACGAAGGCGTACCAACCGATAGCCCAATATCCGCAGAAAAACGAGCAA